TTCAAAAAACCGTGTAATTGACTATATTTCAATAATTTCAAAGAACTATTTATCCACTTTTACGGGACAGTAGTGATTTTTCTTCATTGTACGAAGAAATGCAAAATGCACAAGAGGAATTGGAACTTGATCCGGAAAACTCTCCACTTATAGATTACTTGGGAGGATTGGAAAATGAAGCTGAACAAAAGTTGAAAGATATTATCGGCTTACTGCAAGAAACATCTGCCGAAATAGGTAATGCGCTTGGCAATCTCATGACCGGTAACCAAGAAGGTTTCCGTGATTCTTTGAGAAGTATCCTACAAACAATGCTTAGTTTTGTGGAGAAGGAAATGATATTGGCCATCGGTAGCGTTACGATAAAAAGCTTTCTCCTTAATCCTATTGGCGCTTTGGCATCAATTGGTAAAATACTTGCCATCAAAGCAGCTTTTGCCACTGCCAAAACAGCCATTGGTAATTTCTACACCGGTGGCTATACCGGTCCAGGTGATTGGGACCAGCCGCAGGGTATCGTACATTCCAACGAATTCGTCGCCAACCGTTTTGCTGTGGCCAATCCGAATCTACGACCGATATTCGACGCCATTGACGTGGCACAGCGTAGCGGTAATGTCGGTAATCTGACTGCTGAAGACATAGCGGCTGTAGCAGGTTCCGGAAAGAGTACACGTACCGTACCTGCCAAGGCAACCGCTGCCAGCGCCACAACGACGACCAATGACCCGGCTATGGTGGCGATGCTGATAGAATGTACCCGCGTATTGCGGAAGCTTAAAAATAGGCTGGATGATCCGCTGGTGGCGGAAACTTATGTTACCGGCAAACGGGGTATCAACCAGGCACAGAAAGATTTCCAGAAGTTGAATAACAATAAATCACGTAACAAGCAATGACAGAATTATACATTGACGGGCAGTTGGCTGCTCTTCCTGAAGGGTTCAACATCACATTCACCTCCGAGAATCCATATTTCACCCGCAGCTCCAATTATTCCTTGGACATAGAACTCCCCATGCCTGCCAATCATGCCATATTCAAGCACGTGAACAGATTGGATGTGACGAAAAAAAAGACTATCCTTCCGGCCACGCTCATCGTTGATGCCAGATGCCTGCTTTATGGCAGTGCAGTTTTACTGTCAGTCGAAGATGCACTGGTTAAAATACAGCTCGTATCGGGTAATGCGGAATTTAATCTGCTGACGAATGATAATCTGTATATTGACGAACTTGATTTAGGTACAATCAGTTGGCCGAACAACAATCAGAACCGTTTCCAGCCACCTACCAATATGGTGAACTACTACGGTTCGGTGGACGAAATTGAAGCTGTATGGTTGCCGGTGTTCTATCAGGAAGCCAAATGGGAGAATCTTCAGAACGATGCAATTTATGAGTTCGGCACGAACAATTTTACCCTTTGCCCCTATTATGGCCGTCGATGTGTACAGCCATACCTTTTGACAGTCATCAAGAGAATAGTGGGGCATTTTGGCTATACGTTCGATACCTCCTTCTTTGATAACAATTTCTTGCGGAACGTTTATGTATGCAGCGCGGTAAGCAGCAACCGGGTGGCCGCCGCATTGCCGCACTGGACTGTTTCCGAATTCTTTGATGAACTGGAGAAATTCCTTTGTGCGGTTACAGTGGTCAACGAACGCACCAAAGTAGTGAGCCTCGTAGGGCTTAACGATTATTTTACAGAATCCGGAAAGGAGATAATTCCTGCAACCTCCCTGCTACGGGAGTTCACTGTGGATATTGAAGATGAAAAGAATGAGAAAGACTTGAGCACTGGCAATGTGGGCTACAATCTGCCTTCCCATACGGATGACGGCTATCTGCGGATTGAAAGGGACATCATAGAGGCTGCGTACAAACAAGAATATGATTCTTACGATGCAATGCTGACCGCATACAACGGAATGGGTGACAGTGACAAGAAAAGTACAATCTTTATTGTTGGTAAACGGTATTATATCAACTACAATGAAAATGATAAGAATACGCTGCGTGAAGTCAATTTGTATGCGGATTTAATCCGTGACCCGGAATCGTCCGATGTAGAGACCTCACTCGGAATCGTCCCGGCTAAAATTATTCAGTTCAATGTCGGTGTGTATGGCTCTGTAGCTGATTACGATTTGTCCCGTCCGTACACCTCCATGGTATTGAACATACCCGCGGTGGGCTACCAGGCTACTGTTGCCAAGCAGGAGCGCTTCAATGTCCAGGAAGCCATAAACGGTGACGTGGAGCTGAAGGAGAAGCAGGAAAAAAACGGGCACATGGAAGTGGCTGTCAATACCGGTAAGTTCAACCGGCAGAACGTAACTTACAGCGGTCAGACACATGCCTATGATTATGCCTATCCTTTTACGGACTACCAGCAGAAGACCGGAGCACAGCTCACGGACTTCCTTCCGTATTCCCTAAGCTTGAACGATGTTTGTCCGGACAGTGTCGGACATCGGTTGTCGACACTCAGTCTGTTCCACTCCAATATCCCTTACACAATCCAGTTCCAAGCCAATAAGCTGCCAGATGTGAATAAGGTGTTTCTTATAGGCAACAAGCAGTATTTGTGCGAGAAGATTGAGACGGAAATAGATGTTGATGGATTAAGCAAGGTACTGAAGGGAACTTTTTACCGGATAGAATAAAAAAGCTCTTTTTATTTGCATAAAGTAGAATTTTTACTACCTTTGTGTCGTTGAAACAACTAAGATATGGTTAAATCAAGAGAATTTCATAGTCAGATACTGAAACGTGGAAAGAAAAGAGGATGGCACTGGATAAAAGGTGAAGGAGACGGGAGCCATCGGATTTATGAAGACAAGAACGGTATCAGATACCCGGTGCCCTACCACGGCGCCAAAGAAATGGGTGAAGGACTAAGAAAGAAAATTATCAGGGATATGGAGCTTGAATAAGCTCCCCCTTTTCTCTATATGTTTGAAAGGAGGATTTTATTATGGGAAAACTTAAAGTGACAATTGAAAAAGGACCGGACTTGTTCGGTGCGTGGGCTGACAATGTTCCTGGTATCTATGGAGAGGGTGAAACTGTGCAGGAAACAAAAGAGAATCTTCTTGCCTCCATTGAACTGTATAAAAAACATAATTCTACAGTCCCTAAAGAATTACAAGGAGAAATATCCGTAGAATGGACTTTTGATGTACAGTCGTTCCTCCAGTATTATAGCGGCATTTTTACAAAGGCTGCATTGGAGCGTATAACAGGGGTCAACCAGAAACTTTTGGGACATTACGCATCCGGTCTGAAAAAACCGCGTAAAGCTCAGGTTGAAAAAATAGAAAGCGCATTGCATGGCTTTCTGAATGACATAAGCCAGGTGCACTTGGCATGATGTAAATTCCGATAATGGATTGAAAGATACTTCTCGGTCAATCGCGAAACCGTAAGGTTTTTAATGACAATTAGGAGGGCTTCCACGGGTTGGAAGCCTTTTTTTGTCTCTCTTTGTTGGATATGTGAAATAGAATTAACACCTTTGCAGTGCCCAATATAACATAGCTACACGTTTATCAATATGAATCCCTTTTCAAAACGTAATCCGTAAAACCGGGTTAAGGTGTGGCTATACCTTTGGGCGCGTTTTGATAAGGGATTCGCCATTTTAATACTATGACTGAAAAACAAATAAGGATAGCAGACAGACTATTACGGATATTGGTGGAGCATGACGGGCGTGTCAACAAGGATAGCGCACGCAGCCTATTGCTTAAAGAGTTCACTGAAAGAATGGATAAGATAGACATCAACTTCGTACTTGACACGTTGATAGACGACTATAAGCTGGTTTCCCTACTTGGTGAAGGTTGGCTCCGGCTAACACCGGAAGGAGAAAAGATGGCACGCAGGGGAATGAAGAATTATCAGCAGAAACTATCCATAAAAGAATGGTGGAAAGAAAGCAAGACCGCTGCCATTCTGATTTCTTTAGTTTCTACACTGATAGGGTCTGTCATTACCGTTTTAATAACTGCATTATTAGGATAGTGAAAACGCTTCCCAATATGAAGGGAGCCACTATGAACAATAATACAAAATATAATTTGAACTTTTTCTCCATGGATGATTCTTTTCATACAAAAATACTATAAATAATTGAAGTCGAAGCGGAGAAACAAAAAATCTCCGCTTTTCTTTTTGTTAACTGATTAGTTATTCTGATTTTTGTACGAATTTAAATAAACACCAAATGGAAACAATTATTCATTTTATTATTTTTTTGACTGCGGTTATTGAAATCGTTCTACTTGTTCGATTCCTTGCATTATGTAATCATGTAGAGGAAATTAAAAAGAAAATGGTGCCAAACGAGAACTTCCAAGCAATGTTTCTACTTTATTGTTCGACTGGGGAGAAAGAAAAGGCAAAAGAATTGCTTCTCCATGAAATAAGTTTGGATAAGATGTTTACCACCGCTTTCTTTTCCGTTCTTCCCGAACATGATAAAGCCAAACAAGCCATTTTGACTAAGTATGGGAAATTGCTTAAGATGGTCGATGTGACTCTTGATTTTGATACAGTAGATAAATATTTGAAAGGGTGATAAAAATTGAAGCGGAGATAAAAAATCTCCGCTTTTCTTTTGCCATTTCAAAATAAACCTGCATCTTTGCAGTGCTCTTCATTTTGACAAGGCGAGACTGTTCGCCAACTTTTGCCGTTGGCATTTTTTATGCCCAATGGTATTCTATAGTTCCGACCCCCGTGTGGAGTGTTAATGCACCCACTGCCTTGTCAAGGTGAAGAGCAACGGGAAAGCGGAACTTTCTTTGTTTATAAGTTTTCCAGTTTTTTGGAGAAAGTTCCCTTTCCCGTCTTTAATAACATATTGTTTTATTTTAAATGCTCTTCATTATGACAAAACAATCTCAAAGCGCTCGCGGACGCTATGTATCCGCAGAGAAGGTTCAAGAACTGTTTGCCCAGTTGGGTATTGAACTGTGCGCCGGATGTAAACGTATCCGTGCAGCACGTAGCGACAAATCCATTTCCATCTATGTCAATGGTGGGACAGTCAACATCACCTTTAATGAGAAAGGAGGCAAAGCATGATGTTCTTTGTTTACCATCTACAGACCTATTCCCCCAAGAACCGGGCATGGAAAAAGGTAATTGACTATGTAGAGAAGTATAAAGATGTTCTTATCAAGGATGAACTTTCCCTGGATGCACTCAAGCATGAAATAGGCGATGTGGTCAACCGCATCAATGCCGAACATCCGAATCTGAAGCGCATGAAATGTACTGCTACCCCTTTGGGACGTGATTGTACCATACGTATCGAGGCCCATGTCATAAGTGGCGGATGCCCGGACACGGTATTCTTTCTCGATATTTGCAAGGTACGTTCCGTTTATCAGTTCAGTGAGAAGGCAAATATGCTGGAGCAGGAGGGAGGTGAGGCATGAATGATGAATTCTTTATCACCAAGACTGTGGATACAGGTAGTGGAGGAACCAATTCGGTGAGATATCAATTGTATGCACGCAACTGTGATGGTGAGATTAATGATATAGGCTATGAGGAACTGGTGCGATTTAACAAGTTCCTTACTAATTATTTAAAAAAGGAGGAGGGCAGTGATTATGAACAATCATAGGAAAATAGGTTTTCGGGCATACAATGATAATGCTCAGAATTCAGAGGAAGATGAACAGAAGAAAAAACAAGCCGAACGGCAAAAAGCCATAGCCGATTTTATCGGCCATAACTATTCGCCTATCGGTGCCACTTCGCAGAAGTGCTATAAAACCACAGTCGAACTGGTGTACGAGTTGTCGAATATCGTCGATGTCGCTCCGATGGAGCTGGCCAAGCAGCTGACTGATGCCAGATACCATGTGGAGTACCTGGCAGGACAGCCGTATTGGGTGCTGTATGAGAAGCCATAAACACATTAACCGGACATTTTTTTTATTTTTGAAGTCCTTGCTCGTGAGAGTAGGGGCTTTTTTTTAAAATATACCATCGTAATTCTTTATCAGGCTATTCGCTTCCTGAATATCGTGCGGTGTATATATGTCCGTCATGAGGATGCTGCTATGTCGTGCCTGGTCACGTACGCTCAATACGTCATAATGCCGGAGCATGTTGGTTATTCCGGTATCCTTCAATGAATAGAACTTGTACTTTGCCGACAGCTTCAGGTCTTTCCGTACATGCCGTGCCCACCAGTCACGGAACATCTTCTCGGTCCGTTCCCTTTTTCCCGGCTTCAGTCCGTCCGAGAACAGGTAGTAGTCTCCTGGGTAGTCGAATATTTTCAGGTCGAGCATGAGATGGATGACCTTTGTCGGCAGCGTGATGGTGCCGTCCTTCCGGTTCTTGGATATGGTGTCCTCGACAAAGATGGTCTGTCTGGCCAGACTGATGTTTTTCAGTTTGAGGCGTGTCATTTCTGCCGGGCGTATGAAGCAGTAATACAGGATATAGCTCGCCAGCAGCATGTACGGGTTCTTCTCGAGCAGATAGCCATGTATCTTCTGCAGCTTGTCCTCCTCGATGACACACCTTATCTTCTTCTTTCCGCGCCGTCCAAGGCTGCTGATGCCTTCGGTCGGGTTCTTGGTGATGTAGTTGTGGCTCAGACAGAAGGTGGAGAAGGATTTCAGGAATCCCAGGTAATTGTCACGGGTAAAGGCGGTATTGTCCCTTGTGATGTAGACCTCGTCCAGAAGCAGGACACAGAAATCCTTGTCGAACTGGTAGATATAGGTGATGGGCACTTTCTTCTCCTCGTTGAACGTTTCCATATTCCGGAGGTAGGAGGAATACGACTTGATTGTTTCCTGACGGTAGCGTCCGTCGCGCAGCATCTTTGCAAGAAATGTGCGGTACCGGTCTATGACTTCGCTGAAGAGCATGTATGCGGAGCCGGACTCCTGCTCTATCCAAGGGTTCCAGCCGACAGCCAGCTTTTCCGATATGCGGTTCATGAAGTCCTTGGCATACTTCCGCCTTTCCTTGATTGAATCAATGTAGTTGAGCTTGAATTTCTTGCGCTTCATGGCTCCGGTGGCCGGACAGAAGGCATAGAAGTCAATGTACCAGTCTTTGCCGGTGTGTAGCACCGGAGGTGTGTAACTTTTAACTTGCTGACAATTAGACATTTTTTTTATTTGTTTTCGCCCGGAAGCAAAAACAAATACGTTAATATTTCTCGTCCCGATTTCGTCCCGGCTGTCCGCCTTAAAAACGAAATAAGTCACTGTGAAACAGTGACTTATCGTGTAATTGGTCGGAATGAGGCGACTCGAACGCCCGACCCCTACGTCCCGAACGTAGTGCGCTACCAACTGCGCTACA